CAGGTCGCCTACTCTCCTGGATGCGAGGCCGCTAGAGCCTCTAAACGATTTCCTTTAAAACGTCCGAAAAATACCGGTCACGATTTTCTGGCAGTGTTGCGGCATATGCCACCTTGTTCTGGATTTGCCAGGGTACCCCTAACCGGTCCAATTGCCGGGCTAGTAGCTCAAACTGCCCTGCTACCTCTTTACTGCTTACTCCGTGTTTTACCTTTGACCAAAAAAATAATCCTTCTAACGCTCTTTTCTGTTCGATACTCATTAATATCATCCTCCTTAATGTCAGGCTTTTTTCAGCCCCACATCCCGGAGAGTAGACTGTCTAACCGGTTTTACCCCCGCTTTCTCTTACGTTCTCCTGTGCTCCCCGCCTGGTTCGGATCGTCTTTAGCTCGTCCCATCATCGCCCATTCCGGCTCCGTTGCGTGACGGCCCTCCCCGACCTCGTGCGGCTCATTGCCCAGGTGCTCCATGTACTCGCGGTTTACGGTCATTCAGTTTTCAAAGAACCATGTATTCGCCTGCGCCCCGCCCCCTGTTATTTGCCGGTGTCACTCGCGGGACCCGAACCGTCCGGCCTTAACTATACGATAAAGCAAGCAAGCAAGAATGTCAACCCCCAAAATAAAATATTTTTAAATAGCCGTAACCCGCAATACACCGGGGATAAAACCACACCGCCCCTGCCTTGTGAAAAAGAAAGCAAACTATTCTCTAAAAAAACAATAAAAACCGGAATTATGCCAGTGCGCCTTACAGCCACCGGGGATAGAGGGGGCGCAAATAGAATCATGGAATAGAAAAACAGGGTAGGAAATGCGAGATAATATAAGGAAAGCGAAGGGAAAGGAGCAAGAACGCGCAAAATGAAGGTTTTTGATAAAACAGATAAAGCCCGGTAAATAGGGTTTACGGGAGATGTGCAAGCTGGTAATATAGGAAGCGGGAGAACTGTCGGAAGGCGGTTCTTTTTTAATTTAATAATGATAGCAACGCCGGTTGGAGACAGCCGGTTTTAATATTTTGCGGGCCAATCAGGAGTAATTAACCTGGTTGCGGTGGTTGTCGTCCTTTCCACCAGCCCGCAATTATATTTTTTAAAGGACGGAAAAACATTAGAAAGGACGGATAGAAAAAATGGCTAGAAAGAAAAAGAACCCAGACATTGACCTGGAAACAGGGGAAGTATTAACGGAGGCAACGGCTAAAGTAACAAACATTCAAGACAAAAAAACGGAAATGCAAAAACTAAGGGAGGAAAACGAAAGATTACAAAAACAAATAGCGGCTATTGCCCAGGAGAACATGATATTAAGGAGACAAGCCAGGCAACCGGAAACCGGCCCACTAGTCCCTAAATTCATTGATAAGAACACCCTGGAAAGGTTAGACGACCCAGACTGGTATTATAGCGCACTCGATACCCAGGGAATAAGAATGATAATGGAAAAGAAAACGGGCAAATGGATGAGGTTAAGCAGGGCAAACTATATGAGGCATTACGGCAGGATACCCCATGATTGGCTAGTTACTCCAATAGACGGGAATAACCGCAACCTGGATATAAATAATTGGGTAGCAATATCCAAAAAAGAGTTTTTTCAAAATACCGATTATAGTTTTGAATCTGATGGGGAATCCAAAACGGAAAAGAAGGTTAATCTGGACACGGGCGAACTATTAGGAGAACACGCCGATGAGTAGGGGCTTATATTTTGCATACCTAAAAGCCTGGAGAAAAGAACACCCGGCAAGTAAATATGATTTAACGCCTGGGGCCGCCCTTATGCTCCGGGCTATTATTGATGAAGTCAATGCGCAATTTTGGCCAACAACACCGGTTAGAATTGAAAACCAATATTTTTTCGATACCTGTAATTTTAAAAACAGAATGGCAATTAAAAGAAGTCGAGACTTATTAATAGAACAAAAATTAATAAAGTGGCACCCGGATGCAGCAAATAAAAATGAATCTGGATTTTATGCCATTTCGTGGATGCCAAACGAAGTTAAAATTAAACTGGAAGAAATTAGGCGTAACGTATATGTTACACCTACCCCCTTGAAACTAAGGATTATCAAGGGCTCGTAGGTTCGTCAATCTGTCTCTTATGTATATCTATTATGTAGGTTTATTATGTAGGTTTATTATCATGTTCGAGTAAAATCAAGAACTTTTTAGGAGGTATTTGCGAGTGAAAGCATTTCTATCCTGGTTGAAAGAAAAGCATTACCTTTTTTGTGAGAGAAAAGGGATAGAACGATATTAGGGGAGGTGGGACCCATGAATATAACGCAATGGCGCAAAGAAAACGGATTCCCGGAGTTTACAGCAAAAGAACATCGGTATTTAGAATATGCTAGTAATAAAAACAACAGTCTTAATATAGGCGATATGTGTAAGGCACTTAAAACAACTCCTAGAACATTGATAGGGAAAACGATACCGGGAGCTATACGGAAATACAAAATTTGGGAGCAACGGCTAGAAGAACTAGAGATAGAATATAGGCTTAAGGACCGGAAGGTTATTACTTTTCCGGGTGGTTAGGGAGGTGAGAGCATGGCAGGCAGGCCAACCAATTATAAAAAAGAATATGACGAGCAGGCTTATAAGTTGTGTTTGCTTGGTGCTACCGACAAGGAAATGGCAGACTTTTTTAATGTTAAAGAGCAGACAATAAATAACTGGAAGAAGAATCACCCGTCGTTTTTTGAGTCCATAAAAAGAGGGAAGATAGTAGCAGACGCTAATGTAGCTAAAAGCCTGTATAATAGGGCATTGGGATATTACCACCCGGAAGATAAGATATTCAATGATAATGGGGAACCTTTAATAGTGCCTACGGTAAAACATTACCCACCCGACCCAACAGCAGCTATATTCTGGCTAAAGAACCGCAAACCAGCGGAATGGCGGGATAAGAGGGACGTTCAAGTAGAGGGCAATATGACATTTTCTGTTAAGCCCGCACCTATGCCGGAGGCAATAGGAGAGGATACCGAATGATAGAAGTTGACTTCTCCCAGCTCCCAGAGGTCACAAATGACAAGTTTTATCCGCTTTTCTTCGACCAGGGCAGATATTTAGTCATGGTTGGTGGCGGCGGTTCGGGAAAATCAGTTTTCGCATCAAGTAAAGTTATTTATCGTTGCATGACAGAACCCGGCCACAGATTTATAGTAGTCAGAAAAGTAAAAGAAACCTTACGGGATTCGGTATTTGCTGAATTAGTAAACTGCATAACCCGGTGGGAAATGCGGGAGCTATGGAAGATACCTAAAGGCCGGAGTAGTGAACTATATCTTAAATGCTTAAACGGCTCAGAGATACTATTTTTCGGCCTAGACGACGTTGAAAAACTGAAATCAATCCAGGGCATAACCGGGATATGGGTAGAAGAAGCAAGCGAACTGGAACCGGGGGACTATAAGCAATTAGATATTAGACTTCGCGGCAAAACTAAATTTTACAAACAAATGATAATAACCTTTAACCCGATTTATAAAGGTCACTGGCTGGAGGGCGAATTTCTTAACCCGGACTGGAGCAGCAGGAAAAAGGAAGCTACCACACACCATAGCACATATAAGGATAACCGCTTCTTAGACGAAGAAAACAAGGCAGTCCTGGAGGCCTTTAAAGACACTGACGAATATTATTACACTGTTTATTGCCTAGGAGAATGGGGAGTCCTTGGCAAAACCATCTTCCCGGCTCAAATAGTATCAGAGAGAATAGCCCACCTGCGAGACACAAAGCCCTTAAAACGGGGCTTTTTTGCTTTTGAGTACGAGAACGACAAAGTGGTGGAGGCAAGCATCACCTGGGTAGACGATATTAACGGTTACATTACCATCTACCAGGAGCCATTGCCGGGTATTGGGTATGTAATAGGAGGAGACACCGCAGGAGACGGTTCAGACAGCTTTACGGGGCAGGTACTAGATGCTGAGTACGGCAATCAGTTTGCGGTATTACGGCACGAGACAGACGAGGACCTATATGCCCGTCAAATGTACTGCCTAGGGAAGTATTACAACTATGCTTTACTGGGGATTGAAACCAACTTTAGCACGTTCCCGGTTAAGGAGCTGCAAAGGTTAGGTTACTCCCACCAGTACAGACGGGAAACCATAGACGAGATAAGCCTTAAAAAGCAGTACAAATACGGCTGGCTGACAACAAGCAAGTCAAGGCCGCTGGCTATTGCTAGATTGGTTAAAGAAGTTAGGGAGCACATAGGGGGCATTAATGATATTGCCACGCTGGAGGAAATGCTTACTTTTGTACGCAACGAAAAGGGCAAGGCAGAGGCCCAGGAGGGCAAGCACGACGATTTAATTCTTGCACTTGCTATCGCTCATTCTATCCGGGGGCAGGGGTACATAGGCGCAACAGACTCCTTCCTGGCCGGAGACGACCCTCGACGTTACCGCCGGGGCA